TCTTCATTTCCAATTTCAGCTAATGCTTTTTCATAACCTATTTCTTTTCCAGCTGCGTCTTTCATTTTAGAACGCAACATAACCTTTTGTTTAAGATCATCTAAAGATTTAGCATCTCTATAACCACTATCTTTAGCTACACCTCGTAATTGATCTTGTAATTTTAAAGAATCAGCTAATTCATCAGCTTGCATACCTAACGATTTAGCTATTGATTCTTGTTGAATACGATTCATTTCACCAAATTTAGCTGAGGTAATACCTTGTTTAGATATTTCTCCTGCTAAACCAGCCATATCATTATTTAAAGCATACCTTCTAGCATCCTCTAAATTTAACTCCATACCAGTTAACAACTCAGCTTCCATTTCATTAGCAATTGAGCTTTCAAAATCTAATAAGCTATCAGCTGTTTTTTCTAGCTGAGCCATATTTAATCCTAAAGCTTTAGCTGAATATACAGCTGTTGCTAAATCTTTACCTGTTGCTTTTGTTGATAATTGAATACGTGAAGATGTATTAGATATATCTTTTAAGATTTGTCTATTATCTATCTGAAGTTTATTTTGTCCGTTAAGTAATTTAACTTGGGTTGTTATTTGTCCTGTATAGGTTTTAGAATTTTTACCAAGAGAAACTGCTGTTAAATTAAATTTAGTAGCTTCATCATTAGACAAACCTAAACGGTATACTAATGCTGAATAATTTTCAGCCATATCTCCTGAAATGGTAGCATTAGTACCTAAAGTTGAATTTAGGTTTTCTTGGGCTTCAGCAAATCTTGCAGAATTAAAATAAGCTTTTCCAGAGGCATTTGCAACTTTAGACATTTGGTCTTGAAGTTTAAATGCTTCTTTTTCAGATAAACCTAAATTAGTTTGAAACTGAACTGTTCTTTCATCTAATTTTGTAAATTCATCTACTGCTTTACTACCTACATAAGCTAATGCCATTTTTCCAAAGGCACCAGTTAATTCTTTACCACCTTTAACTAGGGATTGCATTACATTCCCTGAATTAACCATGTTATCGTTAAAGGTTTTAGATGCTCTACCGAATTCTGGGAATATTTTATTTAATACAGGAACACTTGCAACTACTTCACTTAATCCATCAAATACATTAACTTTATTTATATCATGGACTGTATCATTAATTTCTTTAAAACCTTCACCAATTTGTTTAGTATAATCTACTTGATTTTCTAAGTTTTCATTTACTTTACTTAATATAGCTTGTTCTGATTTGGAAGCATTTATAGATTGAGCTTTAAAAACTCTAATTTGAGATTCAATTTTTGATCTTTTTGTGCTTATATCTTGAGCAAGTTTTTCATATTCAGCTGCTTTTTTTCTATCCTTTAAATCTTCTTTAGTAAAAGCAGCTAATTTTTGAGCTGATTTAGCTAAGTCTTTAGATAAAGATTCAGCATCTTTAATATTAGAACTATATTCTTTAGACCCTTTAGCTAAACCACTTAAAGCTTTACCAATATCCTGATAGACTGCACTAAATTCCGTACCTACATCTTTAAGTCGGTTTATTGCATCTTCTGCTGCTTTAGCATCTTTTAAACTATCTTTTAATTTTGGATCAGCCATAAATTATATTTGTTATAAATATTAAAAGGCATCATTTTTTTGATGCCTTTGTAATATAAGATGGAGGTTGGATTGATTTTGTATTTCCACTAGCTTTTAATGCTGCTATTGATTTTTCAACAACATTATTTTCTTTTGCGTTTGTTTGATTTTGGTGAACTTCTAATATTTTATTATATGTAAATTTTCTTAACCATAAAGGCATATTGTATACAGTTTCCCAAGTATACCCTCCATTTCCATAATAAACAATTTCATGTATTTGACTAAATACTGATATTCGGTGATTAGGCGTCAGGCCAAAAAAAGTTAATCCCGATTGGCAACTCGACGTCCTCCTCTACGCCATCCGAATTGATTAAAGTTGCCTTCATGTTTAAATTTGGTGAAATTTCATTATAATGTTTTCTAAATTCTCTAGCATCTTTAGCTAAAAAATAATTATTTACAAATTCACGAATATCTTTTTTATCTGTTGATCCATTAATTGAAGTAATTATTTGACCAAATCTTACTGTAACTTCACTGATGTTATCTTTACTAATTTTTTGAAGTCCTTTAATTTCTTCATCAATTTTTTTATCATCACCGTGAACTAATAATTTAAAAGTAATTTTATTACCTGTATGAGGTAAAGTATACTCAAATTCATTAGTTTTTGCATTTAATAAATCTTCATGTAATGGGTTTGGTTCAATTTGACTTAAATCAAATGATTGGTTAGAACCATCATATTCAAATTCGTAATTAGAACCATATGCTAAAATACGAGCTGCAACCATTATAGCGTTTTTATCACCTACTAATAAATCATCATAATTAATTTTAGTAACAATTAATGATTGTAATAATTTATCAATTACAACACCTTGTTTAATATAATTTTGATTAGTTAAAATATCCTCTTCTTTAGCAGTCATGTATTTAATTTCAATCTTGCCTTCATGAAGGGGATTTCCTTCAGGATACAATAAACCCTTTGAGGGTAAATCTACCATTTCGGTAGGTAATTTAAATTTGTTTTCTTCCATAATTTTTATTTATTATAACTTTGTTATCGTATATAAATATATGACAAAAAAAGAAGCTCGCAAAAAATGCGAGCTTTCTTTAATTGTTGTTTGTGTTTTATTAGAAATTCAACACACAGTAATCTGGTTGAACCGTCATTGTAATGTTTACAGCAGTATTTTCAGTATCCCAGTTGTAATCACCGAAGTTTGATTCAGTAATTAACGCACCTTTGATAATCCATTCTGATACGATATCACCTACTGGACCTAATACGTCGAATGTTAAGTCTTTCTTATAGAAATCACTATAACCATCTCTACCTGTTACTGATTCGTGGTGTAAACGTACCCATTCCATTACTGCCTGTGCACCTGAAGGTGTAATAGGATCAAATAATGTAAATTGGATAGTGCCCCAAGTTGTTTTACCTTTTACAAAACGTTGAACGTTAATGTGATTTAAAGCTACTGTACCTTGAGTTAAATTCACTGCACCTACACCTTTGATTTCGTAAGCAGGGATGCCATCAATGTACATGATGAAGCGGTTCGCCTGTTTTGGTTCAAATGCTGTGAAAAATATTTCGTTTGGATCTAATACTGCCATTTTGCTTATTTATTATTTTGTTATAAATATCTATATTTTAAAAAATTACGCTGGGAAAACTGCTCCAGTTGGCAAGATGTTGAAATCCAAGTAAATGAATTCTGCTGTTCTTGTAGGTTGGATATAAATCTGACCTACCATCTGGTTTCTGTCAATTACGTCAGCTGTGTTGTTTGAATCATCCATGATTACTTTGAAAGCATACAAACCTTGTCTTTGTTGTACTGATTCTAAGTATGGGTTAACTTGGCTTAAGAATTGGTTTCTTGTAGCGATAGTATTTTGTTCGAATACTAAGTTTTGAGCTACTTGAGAAATGTAAGACTTAAGAGCAATTAACAATCTACGAACGTTTACTCTGTCTAATGCTGATGCTTTTGTTTGTAATGTTTTCTGTCCGTATACTACAACTCCAGTACCTGGGAATGTTGCAATTGGATTAACTTTGTTTTGGTATAAAGTATCGCGGTTAGCTTGAGATAATTTCTTTTCAGCTCTTACTACGTTACCTAAACCACCTCTGTTAATACCTGCTGGTGCGAACCAAGGTTCTGATACGCTATCGTTATAAGCATAAACACCTGCTACCATTGTTGAAGCTGGTACCCAAACTAATTGAGCAGAATCTGGATCAATTGTTTGGACCCAAGGCCAATATGAAGCAGCGTATGAAGTATTTTTAGCATTTGCTTGAGTAGTTACTGTATTAATACTTGAACTAAATGGTACTAAATCTACTACATAGATGTTATCACCTCTGTATTGTGTATTGTTGATTCCTGTAGTTACTTGAGATGCACCTATAGCAGCTTCTGAAGCAAATAAACCAGGAGTAGTTAATACATTATATCTGTAATCATCAGCATTAGCTAATAAGTTAATCATGTTAGTATAATCACTACCTGATAAACCTTGAGTATTTGCTACTCCTGAAATAATGTTACTATAGTATTTAGCATTTACACCAGTAGCTAATGTACCTTCAGCACCTGTAAATGAACCACTTGCTGCTTTAGGTAATGAACCTGTATATTGAGATTTAGCTTGTCCGTTATTATCAAAATAGTTTGGAGTTGGTGTTAATACACTAGATACATAAACATATCTTGAATTATTAGGATAAGTTCCGTTTACTTCAATTTGGTTATCAGCAGCATTGTATACTCTATATTGGTCACCAATTAATCTAGCTACATAGTTTGGAGCTGTTGGATCCATTGATAAGTTAGTCCAAGTTTCTAATACAATAGGAGTATTAGCGTTATCATCACCCTGACGAATTAATAAATTGAACGTACCTGCTGAAGCGTCTGGGTTAGTGATTTGCCATCTGATATTATCTGATGATCCACTAGCTAATGAACCACTAATATCTAATGAACTAGAGCTATTCATAATAGCACCTTCAGATAAAGTAGTTAATACTAAAGAGGTAGCTAATGAAGCTGAATTTAATATTGCTGAACCATTTGCTGTTGATCCTGAAGTGTAAGCAGGGGCAAAATTACCACTTACTACTCTTGTTACTAATAATGTTTGACCACCATTGTTAAAGTAGTTAAAAGCTGCAATTGAAGTAAAATAAGTGTAGACTTGGCTAGCACTTAAAAAAGTTGTACCAAATTTATTTTGATAATCGCTATACGAGCGAACAACTGTTGGAACCTCAACAGGGCCTTTTACTGTTGGGCCAATGATAGCTGCTCCAACGGTGATTGGTTGTGATGTAATGAAAGAATTGTCATTTTCTAACGCTAATACACCCGGAGATATTAATGTTTCTGCCATTTTTAGATTTGATTAATGTTTTGTTATAAATATGTAAGAAACCTTCAAAATGCTATTAAGAAATTACTTCTCCTGTAGACAAATCGATGTTTCCATCACCGTATTTCTGTTGTAACAAACCACCTAAATCTAATTCAGCTGCTTTTAATTTTGATAACTCTTCAATTAATTGTTCTTTTTGTAATTCTAAATCTTGAATATTAATTTCAATAATTCCGAATTGTTCAACTAATTGTCCTCTTTTATTGTCTAATTCTTGTAATTTAGATAACTCTTCCGGTGTTAAAACTTTTTTTTCCATGTTAATAAATATTTAATAATTTGTTAATAGATTCAATTACTTGAGAAGGTTCAATGGTTTTTGTACATTCAAATTGACGCGGAGTATCTTTATGATCTGGGCACCATTCCCAATCACCTGGATCTAACCATTGGCGATTAAAACATCCTCTACATGTTTTTGTATCTTTAGGATAAATGCGCTCACAATCTTGAAACTCGGTATATGGGTAACTAAATCCTGAAATTAAAATAGTAGGTGTTCCTATAGCCCAACTTAACCAACTTAATCCACTACCTAAACCAATAAATAATTCAGCATCACGAATGTCAACCATTCTATCTTCTAATTTAATATTACCAGTTTTATCTACAATACCTTGTAATGTGCCTCCTAGTTTTGAATCATGCCAATTGTCATTATGTGGTTCTTGAGTTAACATAACAACTTTATAATTTTTATCAATTAAATAATCAATGATTGTTTGCCAACCACCTGGATGATTCCAATACTTAGCATGTGCTGAAGCATGAGGAGCAATTACAACATATTTACCTTCAATATCTGTTTTATATTCTGGTAATGTAATTTTTGGTTTTACTTCTTTATATTTTAAACCTAATATTTCAGTAGCTGTTTGTTGTAAAGGATATTTTTTAAAGTCAATTGGAATTTTATCAAATACAACTTTTTTATCATCATAAAACCATCCTAAATTAAACATAGCGTACAAGTTATTTACTTGAGATCCAGGTTTAACAAAAGTAAGTTCAGGATAATTAGCTTCAAACCATTCATTGTGGAATGTTGAACATACTACTTCACAATCCCATTCTTTTCTAAATTCTTCAATATAAGGGAACCAAGCTAATGTATCTCCTAATGCTGAACTTTCTAAATGAATATAAACTCGTTTACCTTTAGGATCAAAATTATGTTCTGATATTTTTTGGTTAGTTTCTTTATCATATAGATCAATTCTCCATTTAACTAAATATTTTATATTAGTACGAGTCCACATATTATTACTAATATCTGTTTCGTATAATACTCTATTTGTTTTTGTATTAACAAATTTTACATTATAGTTCTTTTGTAAAGGTCCTAATACTTCAAAAAACGCTCCATTAACAAAATTTACGTTAATTGTATTTTGAGGGTCTTTGTGAGGGATTCTTAAAATATCAGTGTTATGATATTCGTTGATTAAAACTTCTTTCATATATGATTATTGTATAATTTGATTAATTCTTTTGAACGATTAAACCATGATAATTCATGAGCTGTGTTTAATGAGCGTTGTCTATATTCATCATATTCATTTATGATAGTGTCTAAACCGCGCAACATTTCATTTAAATCTCTTGGCGCACGCCATAGTCCATGGAATGTTGTTTCTGTTTCTATCCATCCTAAAATAGGTAAACCGCAAGCTGCTGCCTCCAGTAAGGTAAGATTAGGATGTCCAGCTTCCAAGTCTGATGGGTGAAGAAATATAGTATGTGATGTATAAAGTTGTCTTAATTGTTCATTTGATGGTTCCCAAATAATATTTAATTTAGGATAACCTTTAACCCATGGGTTATCATTAAGCCAATTTTCATTGTTTTTAGGACCAGCAATTGTAATTGGTAAATTACGTGACATTGCTACTTGTACACCTAATCCAAATCCTTTTCTATCATATGAACCATAA